AAAATTGTCTATTAGTTTGTGGACACTGGTCTATATGGTATTTGTAAAAAAAATCTTCTTTATATCTTAAAACCTGTATGTCAATTATTTTTGGTATTGGTTGTTCTATTATTGGATTTTTAAAATTTTCTACTACATACTGATAATATTTTTGTGTAAAACAAAAATTTAAAAGATTAAACCAATGCACTGTAGTTAAGCTTCTAGCTTGATTCATCAATGCCCAAACATCTGTTTTTCTTATTTTTTTATTAACAAAAGGTCCCTCTTCAGAAGAACCAATTATTTTTGCATTTTCAAAATTACGGGCTTTACAAATTTCCAAAAAATTATTTAATATATCTTCGTTTAATACTAAATCAAAAATTTTTATATAATCTTGCAGTTTTGTATTTTTTATTTCCATGATTTTTTTTTCCAAAAATATTCTTTATAAGAGTGAAAAACTGATCTTACTGCAGAGAGTCTGGTTATCTCAGCATTTTTTTTAGGTATAATTTTCATTTTCCAAGAATCTCTTTTAAAAGGTATTACTTGAACATAAGGAGTTCCTTCTTTTATTATAGTATCCATTTTTTCATACTTATCTCCATTTAATATTATTGGAAAATTAATTTCTGTTTTAAAACTATCTGTATCAACAATACCTGAAATTATTGAAAACCTATCATCTGTATTATTTAAAGGAGGTAAAAATAAACAAGAATATCCCGGAGGGGTTTTAATAGTCCAAGGGTTTAATATCTTTTGAAAAGAATAACCTTTGTTTTTATGTGGAAAAGGACATTGATCAGATAGTTGTTCTGTTAAATGGGGCTCTGTTTTCCCGATATTCATTTTTAATTTTAAAGATGGATCAAAATCAACTGTAGTTAACTTTGTATATTTTTCAAGTTTATTATTTCTTAATGTTTCTTCATTAAAAGATAAATGATAATCAATTGGCATTTTTAAAAGGTATCCGGAAGTTAATGTATCTAAAAAAGGAACACAACCTTTTATAGTTTTAAAAGTCGGATGTGTTTTTAAATCCTTAAACCATTTAGGTATATTTACTTTTATAGGTTCAGGTTTTGCTTTAAAATTTTTTAAATACATTTCCGATGCGGAAAACAATATTTCTTTCTCAAACATTCCTGGTTTATATAATTTTTTAAGGTATTTGTAAAGGATGAAAATAAGTAATTGAATTGTCTTGACAATATTTTTCCCAACTTTGTGTCATTGGGTATGTTAAAGTAGAATGATCAAATCCTTCTAAATATGTTTTATAATTTGTTATAGCAGAAAACATTGGATTATTTGGGTTAGATTCTAAAAACTGATCAATTAATTTAATTACACCACTGTGATAAGCTTGTAGCATTTCTGCTTCAATTGGATCAATTTCTGCTTCTGGATCTGCATACCTATCGATATAAGTAATATTTGTGCCATCATAAGAAACATCTTTTCTACCAGTTCTTATTTCTAAAAATTCACTTTCAGTTATTTCAACACTAGTTGATGTGTCTGATAAATTTAAAGAATTTTTATCATTCTCATTAGCTGCAATTTTATATAAATTATTATTTTGAAAAATTAAATATGTCATAATTATTTTTAAGATTCATTATCAAAAAAAGTTAAAGCTCCCCGACCACCAGGTCCTCCTACTCTTTGAGGTGCAGGGTTATTAACTCCTCTAGGACCGGGACCAGCTAAATTTTGTGTATTTCCATATAAAAAATCAAAATCAACAGTACTAGCTGCTCCTGGTGCACTACCGCTAGGACCAGGGTTTCCTTGAGCATTATTAGTAGCATTATTACCACCACTACCAGCATTTACTGTAAATAAATTAGTTACATTTGTTGCACCACCGGCAGAAGCTTGACCTCCACCTCCTCCTACTGCGTAAGACACAGGAGTACCTCCTGTTACATCTCCTTTATAAAAACCATAAGCACCAGAACCGCCGTTACCAGCTAAGTTTGGTCCGGTTGCAAGACCTGCGCCTCCGCCACCAGAAGCAGCATAAGCATAATATTTTGTAACATCTGCTGGGGGTGCGTAAGTCCCTGAAGCAGGACCTAGTGCTATAATTTGTGGAATAAACCCTCCACCTCCAGCTGATCCAGAAGCAGCTGATATAACTCTTCCAGAACTATCAATTGTAATGTCTGCTGTTGTAAAAGTACCTTTTGCAGGTTTAATTATTTTCGGCATTTATCCTCCTAGTCTACCATTTCTACATAAGAAACATGAAAAGCTATATCATTGGCAGCGCCAGCTGTTACAGCTATTAAATCTGTTTCATCTAAATAGATAGGTCTTGAAATTAAATCTAATGTTGAATCTGCAGGTACAGAAATTGTACTTGCGATTTTATAATAAGTCGAACCATTGTCGTTACTAATTTCTACTGTTACATCAGCAGCGTTAGTTCCATCAATGTTTGCTAATAATATTGTATCAATTCTTACTGCAGTTTCTGCAGGAACATCAATCATAGTAGTTCTGTTAGTATCAGATAAACTACCCATAGCATTCTTTGGTGTGATTGTTGCTATATTAACTAAATTTGGTGTTGCCATTTTTTATTCTCCTTTGATATTAATACCCGAAAACCATGGAGAAGACAAGTCCTTTTCCATCCGTAGTTACAGTTTGTGTTGAGCTTGATGTTGCGTTAGTTACTTTTGTTCTACCTGTTCCGTCCGGAGCTATTGTTATATCTCCATTAGCAGCATCTGTAATGGTAACAGTTCCAGAGTTTGTTCCGCTATTTGTGCTTAAAACTAGATCTGCAGCGCCTCCAGTAGTAACAGTTAATGCTCCAGCGCCATTTGACGTTAAAGTAGCTGCTGCGCCACTGTCTCCAACTTTTACTGTATCTGCTGAAAGAACAACATCACCAGTTCCATTTGGAATAATATCTATATCTGCATTAGAAGTAGATACTATATCATTTCCATTAACGTCTAAATTACCACCAAGTTGAGGTGTAGTATCATCAACAACTGCACTAATTCCAGTTCCAATTGCTAGTGTATCTATATCAGGATTAGTCCCATCGTTTGCTGTTGCAAAAACAATTTTATCGCCTTTATCACCAGCTGCAAAAGTAAATGAATCACCTGAACCAGTTGCATATTTAAATTGAACTGAGTACGATCCTGAAGTTGAATTTCTTAAAAAATAAAATGTTTGAACATCATTTGGAATAGTTACAATTTGATTTCCAGTAATCGAACCTGTAAATTCAATCATTCTGTGTGCAACTTCTGAACCTGTTGATCCATCAGAAACAGATAAAGCTGTAGTTTGTGCACCACCTGCAATTGATTTTGCGATATAACCACCAGAAATTTGTTCTACTAATTGTAAGTTTGTATTAGTTTTTGTCCCCCATGTACCGGCGTTTTCACCAGTTGCTTGAAGCTCTACCCCTAAAGGTGTGTATGTTGATGCCATAATTTATCTCCTATGCAACGTCACTATAACTTGTATTTGATCCTGTTGCAACACTTGTATATGATGTATTTGAACCTGTGTCAATAGCTTGATATGCTTGAATAAATATATCTCCAACACTTGCTGTTGAAGAAACTCCTGTTACTCCTATAACATCAGCAGGTGTTATTGATCCAATAGAAACTGTTGCAGAAACTCCTGTTAATCCCATAACATCAGCAGGTGTTATTGAACCTACTGCAGAAGTTGCAGATATTCCTGTTGGAGTTACAATTGGATTTGATGAAATACCTGTTTCTCCAATATCAATTGTTGCAGAAACTCCTGTTATACCAAACGCTAAATCAGGAGGTGTTATTGAACCCACTGCAGAAGTTGCAGCTATTCCTGTTAGTCCCATTACATCAGTAGTTGATAGTGAGCCTACTGATGATGTTGCAGAAATTCCTGTTGGAGTTACAGTTACGTTTCCAATCATTGTAGCTGATCCAATACTAGCTGTTGAAGAAACTCCTGTTAATCCCATAACATCTGCAGGAGCTATTGATCCAACACTAGCTGCTGCTTGAGTTCCTATAGTAGCAACTACAACTTTATTAAATGAATCTCCATAAGGTTCTTCACCCCAACCATTTCTACCCCAACCAACTGCAGTTCCAACACTAGTTAATTCACCTAATGCAGAAGTTGCAACTTGACCTGTTAAAAGCATTACATCTGCTGGAGTAACTTCACCAACACTTGCTGTTGAAGAAACTCCTGTTAAGTCAACTAATGTTATCGGTGCAGCTGTTGCAGTTCCTTGTGAGACCGTAGCTGACACACCTGTCGGTTCAACAGAGTATTCAACACCCCAACCGGAGTTACTCCATTGTTGTCTTCCCCAACCTTCTACATTAAAAGATTGTAGTGTGCCTAATGCTGTTGATGCTGAAAGACCGGAAACAGAAATTGTAACTTCATCATCTTGCCATTCGTTTGATCCCCAAGTGTTATTACCCCAGGTTGATGCCATAAGGAGGTCCTCCTTACGCTATACGAATGATTGCGTTACTTGCGTCTGCTGTTGGAAATTGAATTGTGAAAGTTCCACTAGTTACAGTTTTATCTGAACCAAAAGCTATAACTGCTACAGCTTTATCAGATTGTGTGTCATTATAAATTAATGCACCATTTGCTGTAAAAGAAGCACTTGTGTAACTTACATCAGCAAAATCACAGATTGCTGTTGTTCCAGAAGTTGTTGGCGTAACGCTTGTTAATGTTGCACCACCTGCAGTGTATGCAGATCCTGATGTGTTTGAAATTTCGTTTGAAGTTGAATAAGCTGTTGTTGCAGCACCCAAAGAAGCTGAACTTGTATATAAAGCTATTTTAAAAGTATTACCACTTGACGCTGTAAAATTGTGTGTACCCACTAAAATTTCTTGTTTGAAACTTGTACAAATTGCCGATGATATTGCCATAATTTTTTATCTCCTATGGGTTTGCCGAGTTAACTGGTATACGAACAGCGCCATCAGTGTAGTCATCTCTTCGTCTTCTTCCAACTTGCTCATTAGCAAACTTTTGTACCTCTTGTTTATACTTATTTTCATAAAGTGTCAACATGTCTATGGGACCTTTTAAGAACCCATAAGTTTCAGATAGGCAACAATATAATAGACCGTTTGGAAAGTTTAGACTGATATAATTGGTAGTGTTGTCAGAAGCTAAAGTAGCTGGCATCTTGTTATAGTGTACTCTAAACTTGTATGTTGTATCAGGGACCGGGGCAAGAAACATTCTTCCTGATGTAGAATCTGTATTACCTGTTGCTCCTCCATACATAGAATAGTATTTAGGCTTACCTCTTTTTGCAGATTCTGTTGAAGATACATATTCTTGTAAATATGTTACATCTTTTTTTTCTAACCAAGTATTAGCACCCGCTATAGAAGATGTTGAATCGTAGACTTGAATACCTCTTATAAACAAAGCACCTGCTGGGGCATTAATAGACTCTTGACCTGTTACTAAATTACCTTCTTGTTGAAGTCTATCTGCATCGATAGGTATATCTCTCATTATTCTATATTGAGAATTTAAAATTATATTTTCTAAAATAGCAGTTGTTAAAACATTTGAATCTGTTTCAGTATAAAA